CTCGAAAAAGCCTGATATCATCTTTCTTAATGAAAATTAAGTTAAAGGTGAGACTTGCCATTAATGGCCCCACGGTCGCCTTCGAATCCTTAAATGGATTGATCCAGTCTAGATTAACCTCTGAACTACGGATAAAACAATTCAGAATCTGAATTGCCCTAGTTACGTTAATTGCCTAATGGCTATACCTATAAGATAGGTCTATTGGCTAAGAGTAAAACAATATGAGACTTTTACGATGTTTAATTATTTTAAAACTAGTAAAAGGTCTAAGATCTCATCAAAGGCTTGAATCTCTTTAAGAGAGATCAAGCCTTTCTTTGATGAGGTCATCTGAGTTTCGCGTATGTCAATATTAAAAGATGAGCTTAGTATTTTACAGAAAAGATTAACAACTTTGATTAAGAAATCTGGTTTTCAATTTACTTTTAAGTATATGAAGACCGTTCTTCACCTTGTTGTTAGATTCTTGTCTGGAAGACCTTTATTGGTATACGCCCCGAAAGGGATGCCGTATATTAGTATTGATTCTTACGGTTTACCAAAAGTTTTGCCCCTTCAACTTCGTCACTTTCTAAAAAGATGTGATTTAGCTAAAGATTCAAAGCATTTGGGAGCCATACTTTCTATAATTTCTATCTTTAGAGTATTCCCGACGCATGTTAAACCTAAGTTAGATACTATTGTATCTGATTTTACAGGTTCTGTTAAATCTTTTGATTTTAACAAATTAAAATTAGCATGCTCGGATTTACTACCAAAAGATCGAATTAATAGAGAACCAAAATTCCAATGTAAAGTCATTGGTGGAGAGTCAGCAGGACCAAACGGTTTTAAAGCCGCTTGATCTTCTGGAATAGACGCCTTAGCGTTTATTCATAATCCAAAACTTTTATTCTTCTTATCTATTTGATTTTGAAGATATTCTAAAGTTATGCTTATCTGACTATACTTCTTAATATGTCTTGGTATTATACCATATACAATATTATTAGTGTTTTCTCCAGTTCTAAGATCTAATCCTTTAAAGATTGGTAAGTTATCTGTAGTTTATAATGTTGCCGGTAAAGCCAGAGTAATTGCTATTACAAACTGGTGAATACAAGCAGCTTTTAAACCCCTTCATGATGATTTGTTCTCTATTTTGAAAACAATTCCTCAAGATGGTACATTTGATCAGGATAAACCTTTAGATATTTTATTATCTAAGGATATCCAATCAACTATATACAGTTTTGACTTATCAGCTGCAACCGATAGACTTCCAATGGAGATCCAAAAGGATATTTTAAACATTATCTATCAAGATAATGTTGGTAACCTTTGATCGAATATCTTAAGATCTATATCTTGAGATTATAAAGGTCAAGGTTACAAATATTCAGTTGGTCAACCTATGGGAGCCTATTCTAGTTGAGCTATGTTAGCTATTACTCATCATATTATTACACGTCTTGCTTCAACAGAAGCCGGGCTTCGTAATTTTGGTGATTATTGCGTTCTTGGTGATGACTTTGTCATTCGTAATGATAAAGTATCAGATCAGTACCTAACAATTATGAAATTATTAGGTGTTGAGATTAATTTAGATAAATCTGTCATTTCAGATAGATTTTCTGAATTCGCCAAAAGATTGAAAGGACCGAGTATAAATATTACTCCAATAGGACCAGGTTTAATCCTGCGTTTTATTAGAGATAAGTTTTATATCGGGTCATTAATATCTGAGTCTATTAAACTTAATTGATTCAGAAATATTGATGATGTTCTAAACCCAATCTTAGAACGTTTCCCTAAAAAGGGAAATATCCTAACATTAACTTTGTGGATTTGTTCTGGAGCTGGTGGTGCTTTCGCACAACGACTAAATGGTACTGATCATCCGTTAACGGATAGAATGATACCTATATATTTTGGTCGTCATATAAACCCTGATAATATAAATATATTAAATGGTTTAATATCTTCAATAGGTCTTGCTTTTACAAAGCAGATCCGTTGAGATCTCCAAGCTCAGAAGAAGCAGTTAATGCTAGAAATTGATAATTTGTATAATTTTAAATTATCAAATCATTTTGTTTCTAGATTAACCTCCACGATGATTTTAGAATCATTGCTTTTGGCCTTCTCACCTGGTTTCTATCATTATCTTACTTCAATAAGTAGATCATATGATGAACTAGAGCAGAAATTTGAGATTCTTAATCGCGGTTTCAGCGATTGAGATTCTATTTCTGAATTAATTCGTATGGATTCCTCACTTAACTTTGTTTCATTAGACTGATCTAATAGATTAGCTGTGAAAAAGGTTGGTGAGAAATGTACTACTTTAGTAAAGCTTATGCAGAAAGAGTATGACATTCATAATCCTCCTATGATTCGCGGTAATAAGCGAGTCAGAGAAGCGGAATTATTAAAGCGTGCAAATCGTATAAATATTGCAATCTTTTAGTATCCATACGCTTTCTTTAATGAAAGAAACTCGGAGAAGACCCGACTATTAAAATTAGATTTGATGTCTAAGGG